TGTCAACGAACAGGAAGTGCATTGTATTCTTCCGTATCCTTTTGGTAAACTCTCCTCTTAATCTTGTAAAGCCATATAGTAATCATCTATTGCTTGTGGTTCTAACTCTTCTTCTTTGATCCCCTTTAAAATATGAGCGATCACATCTACTGTCCACCCATTGCCTAACATTTTATATCTCTGAGTATTAGATACTCCTTCAGTGTATCCATCAGGTACTGTTTGTAATCTTTCACATTCCTTTACTGTTAGTTTTCTCCAAGTTAATTCATCAACAATTACTTTAGGTTCTCTGTGTCCTCCACCCATTGTTGTAAGTGTAGGTGCTTTGCCTTTAGGACTATAAACTCTTTTGATAATATCAAATCCTTTTAAGTCTGCCTCACCTACTTGGATACAACCATTAACAATTACATTATCTTTTTGTACTGTGGTTAATGTATTTGTTTTATCATCAGGTCTAAGTTCTAATTGTTGTTGAATCTTTCCATCTTTATTATAGCGACCTCTGATTGCACCACCTTTATTATTAAATACTAATTGTCTTCTGTGTTTTTCAAAGTAACTTTTAAGATTCCCACCCTTAAAATAATTAGCATCAAGGCAATGTGATTTCTCTCTGTCTGTTACTCCATCCTCCAGAATATCAGCAAGTATAATTCCTTTATCTTCTGGTATATCAAAAGGGATGTTAGTCCAATATAATCTGTAGCGATTCTGTGCGCTAACTAAATTTGAATTGATTGCTATTGGTTCAACCCCAAGATACTCACTAATAATATCTTGGCTTTCTTTTTTCATCCTGACATTTTCTAATAAGAAATATTTAGGCTTAAGAATCTTCAAGACTCTAACGAAATCAAAAAACAATTTGCTTCTTGGATCATCAAAGTTTAATTGATTGCCTGCAAAACTAAATCCCTGACAAGGTGAGCCACCTATTACAAGATCAATTCCTATTTCATCTCTGATAATTTCTAATCTCCAATCTTCAAGCTTAGTTATATCTCCCATCTGAAATGTATAAGGAAAATTCTTTTGAGTTATTTGCATTGCGGGTTTATCTATCTCACTTGCGTGATAAGTTCCTACTGGTATGCCCGCTTTTTTTAATGCCAACTGTCCGCAACTCATACCATCAAACATTGAGAATACATTTATTGGTTTCATATTATCTTAACTCCAAGATTGAGAAGATTACTCTGTCTTAACTCCAACATTGAGAACGGTACTCTATAGCTACCTTGATTTTCTATATCAACAACTGCGTTCTTGATTGCAATTTTAGTTACAGTTCCTTTTGATCGTTTAGTTTTCTGAACAACCCATACATCATCACCAACATCTATTGTTGCTTTAGCGTTCATCGTTTGTGTTTCTTGTATAATGTCTATCAATCCGTTGTATTCTTCTGCTGTGAAATTGGATTTATAAATTGCCATTCTAAGTTCTGATAGTTCCATATTGTATTGCTCCTCTTGTTAGTGTTCTTTAATTTTAACTTATTTTGTGACCGCGTTCAACTTTATTTTAAAACGTGCGTTCAATCCTGTTTTATTTTTCGGAGTCCTTCCAAGTTATATTGTGGTCACTATAAAAATAGTAATTAAAATATTCAATGCCGTTAGAGTCTAAAAAGTTAGCAGTAAATTGGATACTTAATAAGCTCTCAACATTTCCCCACACCCAAGAATCTGATTTATCATTGTATAATAATACTTTGTTTTGCTTTGGTTTTTTCATTGCGTTAGTTCCTTAGTTTTTAGTACTGTTTTAATTCTTTGTCCGTGACTTGGATAGACAACCACGCTAATTTTTTTATCCCAACAATGCCTGCAAGATTTACATTGCCCGCCTTGATCCTGAGAATTACATTTAGTAAATGATTTGGGCAATGATCTGATGTGAAAATCTGGCGCAATGGTACTTGTGGTTTTACCTTTTACTGTATGACCTACTACAGAATCACTTGAGAATCTAACCACAACATTTGATAGTCCGTTCAATCGTTCAATCACATTATTAAACTTTGGGAATTTATATTGCCTTGTCGGAATCCAATGCTTACAATGTGGCGTGGCTTTGCATATCTGATATATTTTTTCAGCTAATTTTGTATGGTACATATCACCAGAATCAAACCATCTAAAATATCTACAATTCAAATCTATATATTCAATCATCTCTTTTACAAAGTCTTCACGCTTCCAATCTTCCATATTATGCAAGCGAGTATTTTTTACATTGGGAAATCTGTAGTTTCCTTCTCTGGCATAGCAACCCTTACAAGCGTCTACATAATCTCCAGAGTCATCAAAAGAAGCGGGACAGCTTCCGCCCTCGCTTGGATGTCCTGCTTGAGTAGACCAAGAGAAAACACTTCCCATTTTTTTAGTGTTAGATATTTTTATCATAAGCTTACAGCCTCCACTTCTTCCACTTGCCAATCTTCAATGTCACCCGCAAATAAATCTCTTTCTACTTCTTGCCTTGCGGTGTCTTCATCTTCACAATTAACTAATGTTGTTAATGTTACAGTGACTTCAAAAAATCTATCATCTTCCCATTCTGGTGGACAATGCATTTGGCTATCTTGATTAGGTTTCATTCTACTCCCCTCTTTAAATTATTATATTCATAATCATAGGCTAACATTATATCTTGCCAATGATCCTGCCATTCTGGATATACTGCACCCATAAAAGTTATGGCTTCATCATATCCTAAACGATCAACATATTTATAAAACATATTGAGCAAAAAATGAAACGGAGAATCCTTTAATGTAAATTTATTAATCATTGAAATTAAGCTCCTCTGTTTCTTCATCTTGGCTTGCCTGATGTTGCATTTCTTCAAGTTCTTTCTGATGCTCTGCTTCTTTGGCAAGCATACGATTGCTATTATTAATTTCTAAAATTGTAGTTTTTAGTAGTTCATTAAAATCATAATCCATTTTATAATCTCCCTGAGTTGTTAAAAGTATTGTTTGTAATTGTTGTTTCTTCTTTTGTAATTCTATCTCTAAAGAAATCTAGACCACCATTAGAACCATAATAGATATGTGATCCTATTGTGATGTTATATTTTTTCGCATTACTCCAAGCCACTTTTCTAGATTGTGAATTTATGCCTTTATAAAATCTTTGGTTTAAATCAATCATATAATTATCCTTTTAAAAATTGGGGGGAATTGCACCCCCCTTGGGAGAAATTAAATAAATGTTTCTTCTTTTCTAGTAATCTTAAAACCATATCCCTTAATAAAATTTTGATTTTCATAATCTCTTTCTATTATTCCAGTTTTAGTTTTTTCTATTGTTGAAAATGATTTTACTAATGTTGTATCTTTACAAAAAATATTTAAATCTTTTTGATCAAAATATTTACATTTTTTAAATTTAAAAGTTTGACTATCTAAAACTTTATCTGAAAAATTTATCTTGCTGATTTTTTCAGCGGGGATAACTGAATCATTAACAGTAGCTGTATATTCAGTTAAATTGTTCATTAAATCTATAACGTTAAAAAGTTTGATTTCATTGTGCATTTTTACTCTCCCAGAGTTTTCGTTAATTGAGATATAAGTATAACCTATTGTGACCTACTAATATATATCTAAATCAAACACCCTTATAAATAAAGGCTTAGAGCCTTAAATTATTTTTTAGAGCTCAGCTGCTGAACCCTGTTTGCGCAGATGCATATTTCCAGGGCAGAGTCAAGTAAAATATTCAAAATTCCTAAAAAAAATTTCTTCGTCGCTAAAGCTCCTCAGCTCTATAATTCTTTTTCGGCAAAGCCTCAAAAGGACTCTATATTTTTGATGCACAATCTGATGGATAACTATTGATCGCTAAAGCTCATCTGGGATTTTAAAGAATCCCATTCTCGCTGATTAGCTCTTCAAAGTTACCCACAAAATTGCACACAAATTGAGGTGCTAAATTGAATTAAACGAAACCTATAATACTCTTATGCCTAACCGCCCATTCCTATGTTTCGTTTGAGAGAAGATGAAAGGGAAATGCCAATGAAATCAAACAGATCTCCAAAAATCTATGGAAATATCTGGTCTTCAAAGTCTACCTAGAGCAGTATTTATACTATGATCTATAGACTTTACAGGACTCCATATCTTTGTAAACCAGATAATTCTTTATACATACCCCCAGATCTCTTGCTGATCCTCCACAGATCTTTGTAGTCTATGGAGTTCTGCAGGATAAAGAGTCTACTGAGCGTAGCGAAGGCATTGTTTTAAATCTATATGCTCCAAAGATCTATGGAGGGGCAAGAGACCATGGGGGTACTCCCTATATATATAGCATACATATACATTTTTGGAAGGTTTGGAGTGTAAACCAGTAGGATAACTAGTTAATCTGCGGCTCTTTAGAGCTTTATAGTACTAGGATATACTATATGCAACCCTGGGGCATAGGATTACTTTAGTATATAGTTCAGATTACTGTTTGTCAAGACATATCGTAAATAACTTGACAAATCTTCAGGGGAGTATATACTATTTTAGTATGGCCGTATTAAATAATATAGAAAAAAGAGAACAAAAAAGAGAACTGACAGAGAAACAACAGTCTTTTTTACAACATCTTATAGAAACTAAGGGGGATGCGAAAGAAGCTGCGAAGTTAGCAGGCTATTCTTCCCCTCATCATCACGTTGTAAAGAGTTTAAAGTCTGAAATACTGGAGATTACCAAAGAAGTACTAGCAACTTCCGCTCCTAAAGCAGCTTTTAAGCTTATAGAGATTATGGAATCTAACAGACCTGTAGTTCAAGCGAACAATAAGCTTGCAGCTGCTACTACTTTACTTGATAGAGTAGGTGTAGCTAAAGTAGATAAGGTGGATGTCAACCATAATGTAGGGGGCGGTATCTTTTTAATGCCAGATAAAGCACCTATTCAAATAGATCAAGAGCATTATACTGTAATTGAACATGAGGAATAGTAATATGGACTTATTAATTGGATTAGGTTTTGTAGCTATCATGGCTGCAATCGTTATTAAAAGAAAGAAACCTGAACTCTGGTCTAAAATTATGTCAAAGATTGGTCTGTGAAAAAAAGTAGTACAGATAATCAGTTTAAGAAGCAAGGTAAACGTAAAGCAAGATACAATCTTAAACAACGTAAAGAGCAGTTAAAATATAAAGAAGCGTTTTCGCAAATGAGGAACTATGGCCGTCAACAAAGGTAAGACAAAGAAAAAGTCAACTGTTAATAAAGCAGGTAACTATACTAAGCCTACAATGCGTAAGAATCTTTTTAATAGAATTAAAGCAGGTAGTAAAGGTGGAAGAGCAGGTCAATGGAGTGCCAGGAAAGCACAGATGTTAGCTAAACAATATAAAGCAAAAGGTGGAGGATACAAATGAAAGACAGAAAAAAAATGATGGGTGGCGGAATGTATGATTCTAAACGCAAGAAGATGATGGGCGGTGGAATGTACGGTTCTAAGCGCAAGAAGATGATGATGGGTGGAATTGCTAAGTTTAACTCTGTTCAAGATATGGAGAAGATGTAGTGGCTAAAGGAGTTAAACATTACTTTAGAGATGGCACTGAGTTTAAAGGTGCAAGTCACAAAATGCCTAATGGTGATCTTCATTCTAATAAGACTCATACTAAAACAAGTAAAAAACTTTTTCACTTTAGCAAGCTAAGTGCAACTGCAAAGAAAAAAGCAAAAAATAAGTAATGGCACTTAAGAAGTCTCAGAAGTCTCTGAAGAAGTGGACAAAACAAAAGTGGCGTACCGCTAGTGGTAAGAAGTCTTCTGAAACTGGTGAAGTGTATGCTCCATCTGCAAAAATTAAAAAGCTTAAGTCTAGTCCTGCAGGTAGAAAAAAACTTGCAGCAGCTAACAAAAAGAAACGCGCAGCAACAGCTGCAGGAAAACAACACGCTAAACATGGTCTTCATAAAAAGAAAAGGAAGAAGAAGTAATGGCTAAGAAAAAAGATCCAAGACTTGCAAGAGCAGGTGTGTCTGGATATAACAAGCCTAAACGAACTCCTAGTCATAAAACAAAGTCTCATGTAGTTGTTGCAAAAGTAGGCGATAAAGTAAAGACCATAAGATTTGGTCAGCAAGGAGTTAGAGGAGCAGGAAAGAATCCTAAGTCTGCAAAAGATAAAGCTAGAAAGAAATCTTACTATGCTAGACATAACGCACAGGATTCAAGTCCTAGCAAACTAAGTGCAAGATATTGGTCGCATAAGGTTAAGTGGTGACATCATTAGGCGGTTTATTTGTACAGCTAAAAGAATATGATATGTTAATGATTCCTGATTCTTATGTAAGAAGATCTTCTTCTACAATACCTTTTGGCTATAGGATTTCAAATGTTGAAGGCTATTTAGAACCAATAACAGAAGAGTTAAAAATATTAAAAGAAGTTTCAGAGTCTGTGTATTCTGGAGAAATTAGTTTAGGCATAGGAGTAGATTGGTTAGAGGCTGAAACAGGCAGATCTATTTCTAGAGTAGGCTTAAAAAAACATGTGGATAAAGTATATGGAAGATTGGGAAAGAAATCCTGAAAAATACTTGACAGATGCTCAAGGGGCCTATATACTAAAGAAAGACGGAACTCCGCAGAAACGAAGGGGTAGACCGAAGAATACAGAGTTATCTGATGTTAAAGCAGCACTACATGCACAAAAAGCTTTAAAAAAGAAAAACTCTAAAGTAAAAAAGTTGCGCAGAAATTTACGCAAAGAAGAAGAAAAGCTAGCAAAGACTAGCAAAGTGTTAACATCTAATGTTATTACTGAAGAAGAAAGCAAAGAATTACCAGATGCTATACAGCAACATTTAGATGAAACAGGTTCTTACGTTGAGTTTATGCCCAACGAAGGGCCACAGAAAAATTTTTTAGCCGCACCAGAAAAGGATGTCTTATATGGTGGGGCTGCAGGTGGTGGTAAGAGTTATGCAATGTTAATAGATCCATTGCGCGCTTGCCACAATCCTGTACACAGAGCATTGATACTTAGAAGGTCAATGCCTGAATTAAGAGAATTGATAGATAAGTCAAGAGAACTTTATCCTAAAGCTTTTAAAGGTGCGAGGTTTAAAGAAGTAGAAAAACTTTGGAACTTTCCTAGCGGAGCAAAGATAGAGTTTGGATTTTTAGAAAGAGATTCAGATGTCTACCGTTATCAAGGTCAAGCATACAGTTGGATAGGATTTGATGAAATAACTCACCTTCCAACAGAGTTTGGTTGGAACTATTTAGCATCACGTTTAAGAACTACTGATCCTAAACTTCAAACTTATTTAAGATGCACAGCAAACCCAGGTGGAGTTGGTGCGCATTGGGTAAAGAAAAGATATGTACTGCCATCAGAATCTAACGAAGCATTTGTAGGACATGATGGACTTACAAGAAAGTTTATTCCTGCTAGATTACAGGACAATCCTTATCTAGCAGAAGATGGTGAATATGAAAGGATGCTTAACTCGCTTCCTGCTGTACAACGTAAACAATTACTAGATGGTAATTGGGATATAGCAGAAGGAGCAGCATTTGCAGAGTTTGAAACAGAAACACATGTTATAGCTCCTTTTGATATACCGTCTTGGTGGGAAAGAATAAAAGGTGTAGATTATGGCTATGCCGCGGAAAGTTGTTGTTTGTGGGCTGCCGTTGATCCTGAAGATCAGACCATCATAATATATAGAGAACTCTACCAAAAAGGTCTGACAGGAAACGCGCTAGCTGACAAAATAACATTGATGGAAGAGAATGAAGTTAAGTCTATTCCTGGTGTATTAGATACAGCAGCGTGGGCAAGAACAGGATACTCAGGGCCTACTATTGGAGAAACACTTGTCAATAGAGGTCATAAATTAAGAAGGGCTGATAAAAACAGAGTAGCAGGTAAAGTTCTAATACATGAACATTTACGGAAAAGACTTCAAAGTGGAAGGCCTAAGTTACAGATAGTGAACACTTGCGTTAACTTGATAAGAGAAGTGCAAGGTATTCCTTTATCTAAAAAGAATTCAGAAGATGTGGATACAAATGCTTCAGACCACGCTTATGATGCTTTGCGTTATTTGTTAATGTCTAGACCAAGAGTAGATCATCCTTATGATAGAAGATTAAGAATAAGATCTGATACCTATATACCATCAGACTCAACCTTTGGATATTAATACATGGCAGAAAAAGAAAACAGTTTTTTAACAGCTAATGACATCTATGAAGAAGTTGAGGGCGAAACAGGTAGTGTTTTAAAACTAGAAGAACAACAGAAATCTAATTTAGTTGGGATCATTGAAGGTCGCTTTTATCAAGCAGAAGATAAAAGATCTATGGATGAAAACAGATGGTTAAAAGCTTATGAAAACTATAGAGGTATGTATAGTAAAGGTGTTAAGTTTAGAGAGTCTGAAAAATCTCGCATCTTTGTAAAAGTTACTAAAACAAAAGTACTAGCAGCCTTTGGGCAGTTAGTGGATGTTATGTTTGGTACTGGTAAGTTTCCTATAGGAGTTACAGAAACTAAAATACCTGAAGGTGAATACGGTACAGCCCATTTAGATATTAACAACCCTACTCCTGATATTGAATCTTCTATGCCTGATAACATAGGCAATAGACTAGAAGATCCTCCTCAAGATGAAAAAGATAATCCTTATGAAGTAGGCTATGAAGGTGATGGTAGAACTTTAAAGCCTGGAGCTACTTTTGGTAGAGGACTATTTTCAGATACCATAGAAGACTTAGCAGATGATATGCTAGTTGAAGGTAACAGCGCAAATCCTGCAGACTTTGATATTAATCCTGCACAGAAAGCTGCAAGAAGAATGGAAAAGCTTATTCATGATCAGATAGAAGAATCTAATGGATCTTCTGAAATTAGAAATGCTTTACTAGAAGCAGCTATGTTAGGTACAGGACTTGTTAAAGGGCCTTTCAACTTTAATAAGAAACTACATAAATGGGATACAGATGAAGAAGGTGAAAGATCTTATAGTCCTTTAGAAGTTAGAGTTCCTAGAATAGAATTTGTAAGTTGTTGGGATTTCTATCCTGATCCTGCAGCAACTAATATGGATGAGTGTGAGTATGCAATACACCGCCATAAAATGAATCGTAGTCAGTTTAGACAACTGCGTAACATGCCTTACTTTGATGAAGATGCTATTAGAGAGTGTCTACAAATGGGGCCTAACTACGAAGAAAAAGATTTTGAAAGTCAGTTAAAAGATGATGCCAGAGGTAGCGAAGACTATCAAGGGAACTATGAAGTTCTAGAATATTGGGGTATCATGGATGCGGAGTATGCTAGAGAAGTAGGAATAGAACTACCTGACACAGTAGATGATTTAGATGAAGTACAGATCAATGCTTGGGTAACTGGTGGAAAACTTCTTAGAGCA